AGACGGTGTTGGAGAATGGGAAACTACTTCACTTGCAATTGCAGATCCTGAAATTAAAAAAATAGCTTCTGTTAAATTTCCACATTCATTAGGAATGTTATATTCTTCCTTTACTGCATTTCTTGGATTCAAACCAAATGATGGTGAGTATAAAGTAATGGGACTTGCTCCATATGGAAACGCATCCAAGCACATACATAAATTCAAAGAACTTTATACTGAAACCAAAAATGGAGGATTCGAATTAAACATGGATTACTTTACATATGAGTATTCAACTAATAGTATGTTCAACCAGAAGTTATCAAAATTATTTGAATTACCAAATAGATTACCAGAAGATAAAATAGAACAAGCACATAAAGATATTGCCGCTTCTCTTCAACAAATTTATGAATATTTATTTTTTAGATTACTCACAACATTATACAATCGAACCAAATCTGAAAACTTATGTTTAAGTGGAGGTTGTGCATATAATGGTACGGCAAATGGTAAAATATTAAAAAGAACCAAATTCAAAAAGTTATACATTCCACCAGCCCCATCAGATGCGGGTTCTTCAATTGGATGTGCTTTACATTATTATTACAGCAAAAACAAAATCACAGATAGAGTAGATAACATAAATCCATATTTGGGACCAGGTTATACCAATAGTGATATATCATTGGCATTAAATAAATATAAAAAAGATGTTTGGTATTCCAAAAAATTATATGAACAAATATCTGATATTGTAGCAAATGAAATTATAGATGGAAATGTTATTGGGTGGTTCGAAGGTAAAATAGAATTCGGTGCAAGGGCATTGGGTAATCGTTCTATACTTGCAAATCCAAGAGACCCACAAATGAAATCACGTTTAAATCGAGTTATTAAAAAAAGAGAAGGATTCAGACCATTTGCACCAATAGTAAAAGAAGAAGTTGCATCTCATTATTTTGAATATAATCATACCGTTCCTTATATGAATCAAGTAGTTAAAGTAAAAGAAAAATATAAAGAAGAATTACCATCAATAACTCACGTTGATAATTCCGCAAGAATACAAACTCTAAACAAAGGACAACAAAAACATATATACGAATTACTTAATTCTCTTGAAAGATTAAATACATATCCAATTGTTATTAATACATCATTCAATTTAAAAGATCAAACAATAGTACTAACTCCTGAAGATGCTATTAAAACATTTATTAACTGTGAAATGGATACTTTGATACTTCATAATTACGTTATAAAAAAGAAAATAATTTAGATTCAAAACACCATTAATCAATATTTTTAATATACTTATATACAGATGAGAGGGTATATATAATATAAATTCCTCAGAAAAATCTCTAATCGTATAATAAAGTGGTTAGTAAAAAACACCCTACTTCCGTAGGGTTTTTTATTTCACACCCAACACACACCTTAGATTGGGTGTGAAAATGAAATTCAACCTTTTTTATAATATATATAATAGTTATTGTAGACATGTCCGATGTTTTATCTAAGGAAGAGGTTATGAATTTTTAACCAAATCAAAACGGAGAATAACAATATGGAATTTCTAAATAAAATAGGTGATTGGGCAAAATCACTAACAGAAATCGGTATTAGTATCATAGCACTTGGAGTAGTATTAGAAGTATTATTCAAAGGTGCAGCGATTCCTTTTTGGCCGGAAGTATCAGTAGTGGATAACATTATGGGTATTATCGGTTCATTAAGTAACGAAGGACTACTAGGTTTAGTAGGAGCCGGAGTTTTATACCACATCTTAAAAAAGAAGGCGTAACACACTTCTTAAAGAACGTACATTAAATGTACCTGTAAAAGGGCCTCACCATAAAAAGTGAGGTTTTTTTGTTTACTATATTTATATACAAGATAATATGGTAAAATCATGAGCACACAATTTGAATTATTTCCAGGAAAAAATCTGGGTGATTTGTTTAAGGATATCTACGATAACCAACAACACAAGAAGCAAAGAATATCAGAATTGATTGCTGAGATGAAAAAGCTCGTTCGTCATTCTGGTGATATGATTGCAATGGGGCCAATTATAAGAGACTTAATTGATTCATCTGTTAAAAATGATGATGCACTTATTAAAATGGCTGCAATCGCACAAAGAATTATAGGAGCTTCCCAAAAAGCAGAAGGAGATATAGGATTCCTTTCAGATAGTGAAAAGGAACAACTACTACAACAACTTGATGAAACAATATTAGAAGTAACTGATAGTCATGATAACAAAGTTGATGAACTTACACACGAGGTAGAAGAATTAAAACAAAAGGTAAATTCCAATGAGTAGATTAAGTCAAGCAGGTCGTGTATCGGGTAGAAGTAATCAAACCAGAATAGAAATATTATCTGGTATTGTTTTGGATGTTATCCTTGATGAAAATCATCCTCATATATCAGAACATGGTATTGATTCGGAACTATTTAGTTCTAAAAATACTGGATTAATTGGTTCAGTAAAAATACGTAGGACTGATGATACTACAACTGCAGTTGAAGATTTGAAATTTGTAAAACCTTATGATCTTGCTAATATAGAAATTCCATTAATTGGAGAAATTGTAGAAATAATTAGACTTTCAACTGGTAAGTACAGTTATAGAAGAACCAGTACCAGTAATCTTAATAGTAACTCGGCATTCCTTGAAGATCCAGATAGTAAACTAAATCCGGATAAGAAACCAGCTGCAAAAGACACATCCAACGATTATTCAACTACCTCTCAGACAGGTACACCAAACTCTTCAGCATCAGGAACAGATGATAATCCTAAAAATGAATATTTTGAAGCTACTCAAATAAATCCATTACAATTTCATGAAGGAGATAAAGTTATACAATCTCGATTTGGACAATCAATTCGTTTTAGTGGTTATAATAATGTTGATAATGTTTTAGCACCAACTATTATAATAAGAAATAGACAAGGTGATAAATCATTGGATGAATTAAAAAAACAAGAATTCTTACTTGAAGATATAATAGATGATGGTTCAACCATTGTAATGGCAAGTGGAGACCATTTATTGGAATTTGTTCCAGGTACAGTTGATACACCATTAGAAACAGAACCAATCTATGCAGAAGTTCCTGAATTAACAGGAACTGACCAAGTTCTTATTAATAGTGGTAGAATTATTTTATCTTCTAAAGATTCTGAAATGTTATTTTATTCTAAAGGAAATTATTCATTTATATCCGATGGTAAATTAACAATTGATAATGGATTAGATGGAGCTGATATGGATTTCAATGGTGATGTTAAAATTACTACAAACGATAATAATACGTATATACTCGGTGGAGTTGGAGAAATATATTTAAATACCGAAGAAACATCTGAACCATTAGCAAGAGGACAAACATTAATTGATATTCTTGCAGAATTATGTGATGCTATAAATAAACAAATATTCTCAACACCTGCCGGCCCAACACCTCCAGGCCCAAACAACCGAGGCGATTTCACTAAAATTAAATCAAAATTAGATACGATATTATCAACACTTAATTACACAGAATAAATTATGTCCTTTTCAGTCTTTAAACAAAGTATGTTGGCTTATATGGAAAATCCAGCTAGCATTCAAGATTCTAAAGAATTTGCAAAGAAACTTACAACAGAATATGATCAGTGTGTTCGTAGGGGATATCAAACAATTAATAACATTCCTATACAAAAACCAAACGTTGAATTGATGGAGACTCTTGTCAACCTTGCGTGTCAGATATCATTGACTAAACAAAGTGGATTACATACTTTTGCAGATGATATCGGTAAAGGTGTTATGGGATATTGGACAGGAGCAACGTTAACGATAGGAATTCCACCAATCATACCAGCACCAGGTTCTATAGCTAACATATCAACAACTGCTGCTATTGTATCTGTTCCTGGAACATGGACTCCACTCGGCCCATTAAATCCAACCGATGATTGTGGACTCTTTCTTGACAAACTGATATCAGGATTACAAATCCATTTAACAACTATTGAAGGAATCTATATGACCATATCATCATACCCAGCTGTTCCAATATTTATTGCACCTGGAGTTCTTACATGGACGGGATTTACAATACCATAGCTATTTAGAACCATAAAATTAACAAAGATATATTTATATTAAGATAACAAGAAGTAGAAATGAATAATAAGCAATTAATTAAAGTAATAAAAACACTTGTAGAGGCTGAAGTAGCCAAACGACAAGAACATTTTTTGTCTAAAACCTTTCCTAAAATATTAGAAGAGCAAGTAAACAAAAAGTTAAAAGAGGTGAAGGGGGGTGTTGTCCCGCCCTCGGTATTAGTTTCTAAAAAAACCAAAGTACAAACATCAGACCCATTTCAAATGGCAGATAACGCACTTACCGAGCAGAGACAACAACCACAAACAAAACAATTTACAAAGAATGAGATATTAAATAAAGTATTGAATCAAACTACTCCTTTTTCTAAAGAACAAAGAAGTGGTGGGAGTGTAGGAACTAAATCTGTATTAGATAGGTTACCACAACAAACCCAACCTATTCAAGAAAATACTCACGTACCGTCTTATATGGATGCAGAACCAGATATTGACCAAACAGTTAATATGAGTACATCATTGGGAGCAGGTGGACCGGAAGCACTACGAGCTCAGATGGCTCACAAAATGGGATATCAAACAATAGGAACAAAATCAAATAAATCTGGATTAGGAGTTAAAACAGGATTACCTGGTTTAGATAGAATATTAAATAGAGATAACTCTGAACTTGTTAAAAAGTTTAAGAGATAAAATAAGGAATAAATAAATGGCTTACATTCTTGATAAGAAAATAGTAAAAGATACCGAAGAGTTTTCGAACTCTGCGTATGGAATTACTTTGCCTGTCATGACTGGTAATAATGGAATGTTTAATCAGGCATTTTCATCATTAGAACAAGCAAAAAGTAATTTAAAGAATTTACTATTAACAAATAAGGGTGAACGAATTTTACAACCAAATTTTGGGACAAATCTTAGAGAATTGTTATTTGAACAACTAACCGATGGTGTGTTGGAAGAAAAACTTGAAACAGTAATAACAGATAGTATTAATTTTTGGTTACCTTATATTGATGTAGAAGAAATAGAAGTAGATATGAGTGATGAGATGAAGGATACGAATACTGCTGGAATTCGGTTAAAGTTTTCAGTAGGTGGTCAATTTGAATCACAGGATTTAACATTTACGGTAAAGGGATAATATAGATGGCACTAAATAGTATAACAAAAAAATCGAACCAAGGTAGGAATATAAAATACCTAAATAAAGATTTCTCTGGATTCAGAGAAAATCTAATTGAGTATGCAAAAACATATTTCCCACAAACCTATTCTGATTTTAAAGAATCTTCTCCTGGAATGATGTTCATAGAAATGGCATCCTATGTGGGTGATGTTCTTTCATATTATACCGATGATACATTAAAGGAATCTATGATGTTGTATTCAGAAGACAAGGCAAATGTAATTGCACTTGCTGAGTATCTTGGATATAAACCAAAAGTAACATCTCCTTCAATTGTAAGACTTGCGGTATATCAAACAGTACCATCAACTGGAACTGGAAGTGAAGTTGGACCTGATTTAGATTATTTATTAAGAATAAAAGAAGGTATGGTTGTAGTATCATCAACTTCTGGAACACAATTTAGAACAACAGAACTACTTGATTTTTCAATTGAAGATGAAAGAGAAATTTCAATATACGAAAGTTCAGCAGGAACACCAACTTCATACTTAATAAAAAAATATGTAAATGCTATATCGGCTGAATTAAAAACAATTACTTATGATTTTGGTAATTCTCCAAAACAATTTTCTAAAATACAAATTGGTGATAGTAATGTAATTGATATTTACGATGTAAGAGATTCAAATGGTAACAAATGGTATCAAGTACCGTATTTAGCACAAGAAATGATATACGTTGATTACGCTAACTCAGAACAAAATGATAAAGATTTATATCAATTTAAAGATTCTGTACCTAATGTTCTTAAGTTAATAAAAACATCAAGAAGATTTACAACAAAAGTAAATGAGGATAACACAACAACAATCGTTTTTGGTGGAGGAAACTCAACATCATCTGATGAAACTCTAATACCTAACTTTAAAAATGTAGGATTGGGATTAAATTCTTCTATCAATAAATTAGGAGAATCATTTGACCCATCAAACTTTCTAAAAACAAAATCATATGGACAGGCTCCAACTGGAGAATTTACTGTTTCATATTTAGTAGGTGGAGGTGTTACTTCAAATGTTGGAGTTGGTGAATTAAACAATCTTGAAACAATTGAATTCGATGAAGATGGTACATCTTTCCAACAAAGTGAATTAGCTCTATATAACGTATCCAAGAGGTCAGTAGCTTGTGATAATGAAGAAACTGGAACTGGTGGTAAGGGTGCAGATACGATTGAGGAAATTAGAGAAAATGCACTAGCAAACTTTGGTTCACAAAATAGAGCGGTAACTCGTAAGGATTACCAAGTAAGAGCATTATCATTACCTCCAAAGTACGGTGGTGTAGCGAAAGCATATTGTGCACCTGATGGTGAGTTGGATAATAACTCTCCTTCTTCTATTTTGAATAATCCAGATTCACTTGAAGAATTTACAGGGTTAATTAAATCATTAGGAGATTCTAAAAGAACAGAACAAGAAATAAAAGATGAAGTATCTAGGTTCTTAAGTGGTAAGAAGAATAGTGTAAATGAAAAAAATAATCCATTTGCAATTAATTTATATATACTTGGATATAATTCAAATAAAAATATATCAACACTTAATCAAGCAGTTAAAGAAAATCTAAAAACATATATTAGTGAATATAGATTATTAACGGATGGTGTTAATTTAATAGATGGATATGTTATTAACATTGGAATTGATTTTGAAATCAGAGTTTATGGTGGATATAATAAACGAGAAGTGTTAACCAAAGTA